CGAACATCGTCCTGCGCCTGCATCAGCTCCGCCGCATTCACCTCGGCGCCGGCGGCAGCACGCGCGACCAGTTCCGCACATCTTGCCTTGGCAGCGTCTGCGTCGCGCGTCTTTGCCTCCATCGGGAATGTCTGCAGCCCTCCATTCGCAATCGCGGTGTTTAACAAGGTGCTGGCCTTTAGCGTCATCATCCACTTCCCTTCATCGTCACGCCCCGGCTCGCATCGCGGTTATCTGCCACCCGTTCGGCGAATAAATCGCACTCTCCACGGTATAGGTGACGGGCAAGACATCCCCGGTCTGCAATTGGTCGCCCCGCAATACCTGGCCGGGTAACGACGCCGGCAAAAACACCGCCACGCTGGGCATTTCCACCGCGCCCGGCAAATGCAACTCGGCGGGCGACTTTCGATCTGAAACCTGCAACCATCCCGGCCATCCGGTTACAACCGGCGTCGCCACCCGCACGCCAGGCCGGAACCCTGGCCCCGGCGGCGGGTCGCTGGTGGTCGACCAGGTCAAAACCGCATTGCAAAGCACCAACCGAACCCAGGCTGCGCCGGGCACAATCTCCGCCACAAAAAGCGTGTCGCTGCCCACGATATAATCACCGGCCAAAAAGGCCGACGCATCAAATGCGCCAAACCGGTCGCCTTTTCCCCATTCGCCGGCCGCCGCAACGAAATTATTCGCTGGCGAAACCAGGGCATTCACGGTGCCGTATAAATTGCCGGGAGCAACAACCGGTCCCATACCCGATGGCCGATACCACTGCACCGGAAACCCCGCCTTCGATCCGGAAAGTCCCAGCCCGTAATTGATCTTTGCCGCAATCGCCGCGCCGCTCACCATTATACGACCAGATCGACGCTATTGCCGCCGCCAGACAAGCCTGGCCCAGGCGGAAGCCCCAGAAATTGGCAGAGCCGCCGGCACCATTGGTCGAACAGCGCGGTCCTGTCGGAAACCTCGTTCGCATTATGCACCCAAACCGAAGCAGACTCCGTATCAAGATTTGCACCCGCGCCAGGAATGGCCGCCTCAAGCGTGAAAAGCGCAGCGAGATATTGACGCAATATACTCAGTTCCGCCGGCGCCAGATTGGGCGTACCATCCGCCTGCGCGCCCAGCCGGTATTCCATCAGCCCAAAGGCCTGGAAAAACCGCCAACCCTGAAAACCGGATGGCCCGGCGCCATAAGCGGGATAGCCGCAGAAACGCCGAATATTGGCCTTCTCGTCATCGCTGAGGGGAGCGGTGACGTATTGCTGTGAAGGATCAGTTTCAGTGATGCTGTTGCTCACGCAGAAATACTCCTAATCGCCACAACTTGCGCCTCGCGAAACATCTGTCGTTTCGCGACAACCAAACGCCGGAAGCCATCCCTTCCGGCGTTTTCACTTGTGCCGCCCAAAAACGCTTTCGCCGCGCGAACGGCTACAGGCTCTCAATCACGATCGCCCGCTTGAACGCGGAATTATTGGCCGTCGCGATCACGGTGGGATTAGCCGTGGTGTCCGAAGGTACACAAAACCCGCCAATCCATTTCCAGGATTGCGCGATAATCTCCTGCAGGCGATCCATCGGCTCACGGGTAATCATGGTAATGCCGTCAATCGTAACCTTCTGGCCGATATTTCCAGGCGTATCATCGGCATTCTGCCCGGCAAAATCGCCTTCGATCAGCGCCCCCTGGCCGCACACAATGGCCCGGTAAACATTGTTGCCGTTCACCACCTGCGGCAACACCACGTTATTCACCGGCACAAAGCGAACGCCCATCAATTCGAACACGCTGCCCTGCCGGTATTCTTGAGATCCGTAAGCGCCGCGGAACAGAAGCTGAAACGCCGGATCGGAAAACAGTCCCTGCAGCTGACGATTCGACAAATAGCAGTTATAGGCGCCGTCAACGTCCGGCACATTATTATCGCGCATCGTGCTGGCAGCAGATAAAATCGTCGTCACCATCAGCAGCGTATCGCCAGCAACCAAAGTCCCGGTCGTTGCGCGATTATTCGGACGCAGGATGGTCGGCGCGATCGCCGACACAACCGCATTGCCCAAAGTCGCATCAGCAACCGTGACATTGCCGGAGAATGTCAACGTGCCGGATATGCCGCCCTGCTGCATCGCCGCACTCGCATTGGTGCCGTCCGGCGTCGAACCCACCAACGTATAGGAATCCGAGCCAACCGTCACCAGCACGCTATTGCTGCCGCTTACCGCAACAACCTGGCCCGCATTATTCAGGGTCGTCTGGAAGCCGCGGATATCATCAACATGAACCACCGGACCGGCGCTTCCAAGCGTTGTCCTGACAGCAGTGTTGCCGCCCATATACGTATTGCGCAACGCGTTCAGAGCCAAGGTATCCAGTGTCCGAAAAGCCTGCTCGCCAAGACGCGATGCGTTCAACAAAAACTGCCCGGCCAGGCCCACCCGCTCCGTCACCGTATTCAAATCAATGGTATTGGCAAATTCGTTGATCGAGAGCGTAAATTGCTCAACGCCCCAACTCTGAGACGTCAAGCCATTGTCGAAATTGGTATTATTGGCCGGAGCCAGCGGCGTAGTGCTCACCTGCAACAGACCGGCGCGGGTTTTGGTGATGGTCTCGCCAATCGTGTTGGGAAAATCCATCCGGTCGGCGATGGCGCGAAACCCGAGCTTCGCCTCAAGCGAAGTCTGAAATTCGCGCTCCAGAAAATTCTGTTGAATAATGCTCTGCAAAGCAATCGGAAAATTGTTAATCGCCATGGTTATTCCTCAATATCGCCCGTGCGGGCCAGGATGAAACGGGCAACCGGCCCGCACGGCTACACCTAGGGCGGATAAGCGAAGCGTTTCACGCCGCGCCATCCGCCATCACAACGTCAAACAATCAGCGTCTGATAACGGCTGCCTTCGCCGCCGCGTATTCCTCCTTCGTCATCGCCAAAACACTCTTCTTCACCGCATCCGTCGCAGCCGGAGCCGCCGCTGCCGCCGAAGTGCTGGACTTGGCAAATAAATGCGGTTTTGCCGCCCTCAGGGTCGCAACCAATTCCGTCGCATTGCTCTCCCCCGCTTCGTTCACGGTCACATCGCCCAGCTTGATGAATTGCAATGCCTCCGTCGCATCAACGGCTCCCGCCGCCCTCGCTGCCGCAACCAGGTTGGAACGCTTTATTTTTTTCACCGACGCCTCCGCGGCCTCTTTTGTCGCCATTTCTGCAGCCTCAAGGCGGAGCTTCAGCGCATCCATCTCCGTCAATGTCTTCTCGCCGGCTCTCAGCACGCCGGCGAGGATTGCCTTCATATCGCTGTCAACAGTCCCGGAGATGCGGGCGGCCACCTCTGCAATCTTTCCACCGAGCACCGCATCCGAAATGCCAACGGGGGCCAGCTTCGCCACATCATCTGCCATTTAATTTCCTTGTAACTGCGAAGTTTAAGCGAAACCCGAACAAATCCGTCCGTATTCATGTGACCACCGCGCCTGAACTCAAGCCATCATAAATCCGTTTCCGTCGCGGAGACCCTGGCCTGTTGCCGTTGCAACCTGGCATCAATGACGCCCTGATCCTGCGCTATCTTGGCAATTTCTTCGCCTAAATCCTCAATGTCATTATCCGCAGCAATCTTGCCAATCACCGTCTCCTGCGACATCAGGCCGCCATCCCGAAATGTGCGATAGGCCTGCGCTTCCTGAAGTTTCTCGGCGTAGCTTGGCGGCGTGAATCGCGCCCATTTCAAAGAAAGCCCACCCGTTTCCAACCTACCCACCGGTTTGCCGCCGGCCGTGATACTCACCTTGTGCGACGCCAGACAGACCATCCTGATCAACGGTAGCAGACCATTTTGCCCATAAGTAATCCGCAATCTGTCCGCCAGCCACAGCAATCCTTGATTCATCAATTCCAGCGCCCGGCCGGATTGTGCCCCGCTCATCTTGTCGACATTGGTCCGATTGCCATGAATCGACTCAAGCGAGACCTCGCGCAACACCCGCACATATTCAACCACCGCGGCCGCGGCAGTGCCGTTGATCTCCAAAAGCTTGGCATCGCCCTTTTCGGAAACGACCAAAGCATTACCCGCACTGCGGACAATGCTTCCCTCATCCGCAATCGCCGGCTCCTTAATAAGCAAGGTCGGATCCGAGGCATATTTAAGCCCCCTTCCGGCTTGCGAAAGCTGATAATCCATCTCGATGACCGTGCTGATCGCAGGCTCAAAGGTGCATGGACCATCTATCTTATCCAGGCTCGGCAAATTCTTAATCCACACCATTGGCACAAAGCCAAGACCGTGAAGCAGGGTTCGCCCCGGATCCACCTGCATCGTCTTACCGCTTGAATAATCCGCTATCGTAATCGGAAAATACCATGTCTCGGCGTCGGCATCCCAAACCCGCTGAAACCAGTACTCCCCATCCTGAACAGCATATCCGGCTGCCCGCAGCTGCTGCGCCTTCACTTTCCGCAGCTCAGTCACGCACTCGAGCATATCCGGCGCGTCTAACGACCATTTTGGCGTCAGATACATCGTATCAAGCATCTCAAAAAACGCCCGGCCCGAGAGGATGCGCAGCAGGATCGCTACCGAGCCCACACTGCCGTGAATGGCAGCCGCGTTCATCACCTCGCCAAGCCGGGTTTCCACCACCAAAGCCTTGATTACGGAACGCAACTCCGCCGTCGGCGCTTCGATCATCGGAAAGCGTCCCTCGCCGAACAGCAGCGAAACGGAATCCTCAACCACGACCCGGCAAATCCCGGTCCGAACCGAAGGCCGCCGTTTCAATAACGGCACATACTCGCCATTGCCGCTCCGCTCTTCCGAAAAATCATACGGAATATGATCGTAAAGCTTGCCGTCTCTAACCTTGGTCAGAAACCGCAATTGCGCGACGCGCGGGGGATAGTCCGGGTCATTCAAACCCATCCCCTCACATAAGGTCTGTGCATCCAAGCCGCTACCTCGCCAAATGGTCGAATGTTAAATGCCGGGCTGGCCTCGCCACATCGGCCAGTTCGCCAATTCCCCGGCACAGGGCGTCAACCTGGTCGTCAAATGTACCTTTTGGAAACGCGGCCAGCTCATCCAGCAGCGCTGCATTCCATCCGGCATTTCGAACCATCAAAATATTGCCCACATTGGCCTGCGCTGCGGCCACCATTGCGCGCGTCACCTTATCCCCGCTTTCCGGCGAAGACCTTACATTGTATCCCGTCAGTTCACGCGTCAGAAACGCAATCTGGGCTTTGCCCGCCTGGCCAGGATCCTGCGGCAGAGCAATCACCGTCCTGACGCCGTCGCGCTGCGCCGTCGCCTTGATAACCCGCACAACCTCATCCGGCCCACCGCGCAGCCGCGCCACATCGCCGATAACAAGCTGCTTCTGCGGACCGACACCAAGCTTCACGCCGACGGTAAAATCGCCTTTCCCATCGCTCGCCGCCAAATCCCATGCGCGAACCCAATTGAACCCGGCAGGCTCCGCATCCATTATGCCGATGTTCTCAATGCGGAATATGTTGCCCCCCGGCGTAGTCGGGTTGCCCTGATACAACGCTTCCCAAACCGCCATCTGCCCAGATGCCTCGTGCTCCGCCTTGATCACCCGGAGCTCATTCGCATAGCCATAAAGTGGATCATCCTCCCACAGCATCTCGCCTGGCTGGCGTCCCAAAATATCGCCTTCTCCGGCTTCCGCCTTGATGTGCAAAACACCCCACTCGCCCGGCCTCGCGACTTTCAATAACCTGCCGGCCAGATCGTCCTCATGCCAGCGCGTCATCATCAGCACGATGCGTCCTCCAGGACGTAGCCGCGTACGAAGATCAATCCAGAACCAGCGCCAAAGCTTGTCGCGCTGCTTGCGGTTTTCGACATCCTCCGAGCTGCCGACGGGATCATCGGCGAAAACAAAATCCATCCGCTGACCGGCAATCTTCCTGCCGGCGCCAATCGCCCAATAGCTGCCGCCAGTGCTCGTACCCCAGGCCCGAGCCGCCATACGCGCCGATCGGCCGCCTATTCTATAGCCAAGTTCAATTTGGTTTTCTCGCGCAAATTCCATCGCTTCCCGAGAAAAAGCATCGGCCCGGTCTTGCGTGTGCGACGCGCCAACCAACAACCCACGCGGTCTCTTCGCAAAAAAATATCCCGGAAACAGGCAGCTGCCATAAGTGCTCTTTGCCGATCCCGGCGGCATAATCACCAACAATCGAGGCGGCGCCGCTCCCGTCAGCACATC